TTGACCGCCTCGCCCTCCATATCCAGGCGGGTGACGGTTACAAGGCCCTGGGCCTTCTGCGCCCGCTTGCGCTTCTTGGAGTAGTCCGCCATCTTCAGGTCAAGCCATATCCCGGTGGCATGGGAAACGAACATATTATTTAAAACCAGCCGGAGCAGCTCAATGACCTCGATCTTGATACGGAGCGCAATCATGAGCATGGTGTGAAAGACGCCGCCCGAGTGAAAGTTGGTGATGACGAAGCCCTCGTTCTTCAGCTCCTCCACCTTAGCGTCCCGCAGTTCCTCCAGGCTGGGAACCGGGAGAACAGCGTCAAGGGTTTTCTTGTCGATCATTCTGCGATCACCTCCACGCTGACCGCGTCGATAACGATATTGAGCGTTCTGGCTTCATCCTCTCCCGCGAAGCGGAAGGTGCAGCGGAGCCGGGCGGTATCGTCGGCGCGGGTGATTGTTATGCCGATAGTTTCCGGGAGAATGACCTCCCGCCTCTGTAGCTTGCTTTTGACGCGCTGCGTCATTTCCAGGCGGGTGAGCTCAGTGTCCTCTGACTGTATGAAGTCGTAGAGGCCCCAGCCGAACTCGGCGTCGTAGAACAGATCACCCGGCTGCGTGAGGGCCTCCAGAACGATATTCTGATAGAGGCAGTCCAGCCTGGAGCACAGGGGTGCGTCCCCGTCCGCCGCCTGGGTGAGCTGCCAGGAGTCATCCAGGCGGATGTCGGTATCTTTCAAGCCCGTCACAACCGCACCTCCCCGATAATCGCCGGGGCCAGCTCGCCATAGGGTAGCGCGATCGCCACCATCGCCCCCTGCTGGAACTGCTTCTTGGACTTGATCTGGGGGAGGGCCGGGAACGCCTTGTCAGGGCTCCCGAAGCGGTCGAGGACAGTGAGCTTGTACTCATACCAATGAGCCACGATATGGCCCCGGAAGCTGCCCCCGGTGTCATCGTTGAAGATGACCAGCTCCTTGATCTCGTAGGTATCGAGCTTCTTTACCGAGTCCACCTTTGCGAAAACGACGGTGGGGAGCTTCAGATGCGGATAGTCCACGGCGATGGATTTCTTGACGATTGACTTGACCATTTCCTCAAGCATTGACGCGCCCCTCCTTTCTGCGGTTAGAAGTAGATATAGGTGCGGATGAAGCCGGAGTCGTTGGTGGTGGACACCACCTTCAGCACCTCCTGCTCCCCGCTAATCTGGGGGTGGATAAGGTTGATTTTATGGGAGTGTTTGACGAAGGGCGCGGAGACTGTCTCCAGCTCCCACACGCCGCCCGCCCGGGTCAGGTTGATAATATTGACCCCATGCTCGAAGGTGTAGACCTTGCTCTGCTCCGGCTTCTCGTCCCAATAGAACGTGCCGCCAGAGAAGAAAAAGGGCACCTTGAGCCCCCAGGCCGCATTGACGGTGTTGATCGCCTGGACGACGCTCTGCTCCCGGATGGGGAGCATCTTCCGCTTCGGGTACCCCTTCGAGGCGAGCTTCATCTTGGAGAGCCCAGCCTTAGAGAGGAAGAAGGAGATCATCTCCTGGGGCGTAGTGTTCAGGAAGGTGTCGTTGATGATGGTCTCCTCCAGGAGCAGCATCTCGTCCTTCAAGTTGACCTCGTTGATGTAGGCCCCGCCGTCGTACTCCTTGGCGACAAAGCCGGAGAAAACCTCATCCAGAGAACCGTTGTAGCCCATCTGGATGGAGCCGGGGGCCTTGCGCGGAAGGGCGACCTTCGGACGGAACTGCTCCGTGAAGCGGATTTTTGCCCAGTCAAAATAGGATGACTTGGCGGAGTATATTTCGACCTCGATGCCCTTGTCGAAAGAGTAGCCTCCGGCTTGGGCCGCGATCTGCGGATAATAGAGCTCTGTTGTTTCCACGGTGCGCCTCCTCAATATGGCATTTGCGACATAACCTTGTTTAAGGCGGCGGTCGCCGCGCCGGTGACCATGTCACTGGCGGGCGACTTGCCCCGCTTGGTTCCCAGGTATTGCTGATAGTCCGGGTTAAGGTTGCTCGCTGCCGCTGTCGCAGCCTTGGCTTTGCTGCTGGCGGACGAGCCCCCGGAACCACCCGAGCTGCTGGTTGCTGTAATGGTCTGGGGAATGTATTCCCACAGCTCCAGGCTTGCCGTAAGCTGCGACTTCTTGTTCTCCCCCTTATGGGTGAGCTTCTTGAAGATGACCTTCTCAATGCCGTGGGCTGCTGTGTCCTCGCTGACGATGGGAATGGGCTGCGGGACATTCTGACCCGGCTTTCGGAATATCTCACGCAGGACGGCGTACCGCTCGTATTTGGTCTGGCTCTCGGTGTCGTCGATGATGAGCTCGATGATAACCTTGGCGTCCTCATAGCCGGTGGCCTGTTTGGGCTTGGTCGCGCTGCCTTCAACCTCCTGCTCGTCTACCTTTGCCGTCTCCGTGACCTCAATGCTTTTGATAAGGCCAGGGAGGACGACCCCGTTGAGCTTGATACGTTCGTCTTCAATGAAGATCATGGTCGTCCCCCCTTTCCTTATGCCGGGCTCGGTACGGCGTCCGGGTCGTCGTCGCCGTTGCCGTTGCTGTAGTCCTCGACTTCCTTCAGCAGCGAGAGCAGCGTCTGCAAGTCCTTAATCTTCTTCAGATCGACCTGCATGATGAGCTTTTGAATGATGACCTGCTTGCCGCCGCTGCTGGAGCCATCGCCTTCGGCGGTGTCGGTGTCCTCGCTGCTGCGGTCGCCGCCGATGTTGACCTTGGCGACCGGCTCGCGCTGCAAGGCCACCTTTGCTTTCTGGAGCCCCTGCTCCATTGCGTCGGCGGGGGCGTCCTGGGCCAAGGTCAGCCCGTGGGCGTAGGTGGTCATGGTACGCTGGCCCGATAGGGTCAGGGTGGAGAGCGGGCCCTCCTTCGCGTCGGAGAACGGGAGGAGGTTGCGGATTTTCTGGAGCCCGCCCTTGACCGCGTCCACTGCGCCGGAGAAGGCTGAACGGATACCGTTGGCGAAAGTGCTGACGATCTTCTTGCCGGAGTCGAAGAACCACGTCACGGCCCCCGTGACCGTGTTCTTGATATTGCCCAGGCCGGTCATAAAGGCCGACCCAGCCTCGGTGAATTTCTGGCCGATGCCCTGAACGATGCCGCTCATGGTGGACGTGAACTTGCCGCCGATCTCGGAGAGCTTTCCTCCGGTGAGATTGTCCAGGAAGGTGAAGCCCGCCGTGTAGTAGCCCTTAACGCCCTCCATCGCAGCGGCGGCGATGCCTTGGACTCCGCCGCCATGTTGCTCGTAGGCCGTCCGCATATTCCCCAGCTTCTCGCTGACCGTGGCTCCTGCTGCGTCCAGAATGCTGCCGACTGTGCCAGTGATGGGAGATAATTTCTCAGAAAACTTGTCCTTGATTGCGGTCAATTTGCCGCCTGTGAGGTTGTCCAGGAAATTGTAACCCGCGCCGAAGACGCCCTTGACCCCCTCGACCGTGGCCGCTGCCGCGCCTCGGATGCCGCCGCCGTTCTCCTCGTAGGCGGCTTTCAGGCCGTCCAGCTTCCCCCCGGTCAGGCTGTTCAGGGTGTTGAATCCAGCCTCGGTGATGCCCCGGACGCCCTCCATAGTAGCCGCTGCCACGCCCCGGATGCCGCCGCCGTTCTCCTCGTAGACGGCCTTCAGCTCACCCAGCCGCTGCGCTGCCGCGTCCTTCAGCCCGGAGAGCTTGCCCCCGGTGAGATTGTCCAAGAAGGTGTACCCGGCTGTGTAGACGCCCTTGACGCCCTCCATCGCAGCCGCTGCCGCGCCTCGGATACCGCCGCCGTGTTCCTCGTAGGCTCGCTTCATGTTGTCCAGCTTCTCCTGGACGGTGGCTTTCGCCGCCCCCAGGACGCGCCCGATCACGCCGCCGATCGCGCCGAAGATATTCCTGGCGACCTCCAGGGCTGCGCCCAGCTTCTCCTTGAAGAAGCCCAGAATTGCGTTGACGCCGTTGCGGAACCACTCGCACTTGTTGTAGAGCAGCACCAGGGCCGCTATGAGGGCCACGATGCCTATGACTATCCAGGTCACGGGGTTGGCGAGCAGGGCCGCTGTAAAGCTCCACACGGAGCCTATAAGCGGTGCCAGTGCGCCCTTCGCCAATAGGAACCCCGCCTTGAGTATCTTGAAGGCGGAGACCGCCTTGGTAATGACGAGGCCGACGCCGCCGACGACCGCGATCACGGTGCCCGCCACGGTGAGGAAGCCGCCGATCGCCAGCACGATGAGCATGATGATCTTGACGAGCTCCTTGTTCTCCTCTATCCAGGAGGCGACCTTGGTGAGCACTTGCTCCCCCTTCCCCATGAGGTCGTTGACCGTGGGGAGGAGGCTGTTGCCTATGGACTCCGTCACGTTGTGGATGCGCTGCTGCAAGCGAGCGAACCGCTCCGGTTCGGTCTCCTGGATAGCAGACGCCATATCCTGGGCGACTCCGGTGCCCTGACCCATCGCGTCGTAGAGGTTGAGGATATTATCCTGCAAGTCCCCGGTCTTGGAATACAACAGGTCGATGAGGGCGACGGCTTCGGTGTCCCCGAAAGCCTTTTGCAGCTCCATCTTCTCAGCGGCGTCCATTGTCTCGCCGAACTTGCCCCGAAGCTGTTCGAGGATTTCAGGCATAGACAGGAGCTGATTGTTGGCGTCAAGGAAGGAGAGGCCCAATGCCTCGCCGCCTTTCGCCGCCGAGCGGAGGAAGGCTTTGTACTTTGTACCGGCTTCCGCCCCTCCCATGGTGGCTTGCAGCATACCGAGGATTGCAAGCTGTTCCTCCAGAGGGACGTTGGCGGTGGTGGCCGACGCGCCCAGGCTCTGGATGCCTTGGGCCATGCCGGTGCCGGACGTCTTGAACGCCCGGACGCTTTCCGCTATTCCAGCCGAGAACATTTCCCCGAACTGGATGTCGGTGAGATCGTCGTAGTAGCCCTTATAGATGCCGTAGCCGGTGGCGAACAGGGAGGTCATTTCCGAGGCCGTCGACTTGGTGGCCTTGGCGGTCAGGGCTGCGAGAGCGGTAAACTCGGCGACGCCCTCGTCCGACAGGGACGATATGCCGCTCTTGATGTCATAGGCCGCGCTGATGAAGTCGGCCTTTGTGGTGCCGCTCCACTGGTCGGAGAAGTTTCGGGCCGCACTCTCCAGCGCGTCCAGGTCTTCCACGCCCAGGGAGGCCAGCTCGCCCAAGGCCCGGCGTGTTTCAAACGTGGCTTCTACGGGGGCGAGCACTGCGCTGGTGATCTGGGAGCCAGCCCCCTGCATCGCAGTGCCCGCCTTGATGAATCCGCCGAAGGTCTGCCCCAGCGCGTCCAGCTTGGACACGTCCGCCCCCACGCAGGAGGCGATGCCAGCCAGCGGGCCAGAGAGGTGGTCGACCATGTTCATGACAAGCGACAATTTGAAGATGGATTCTAAGCTCACACTGCTCTCACCTCCATTTACGAGGAGAACACTTCGCTGATCGCTCGAGCGAGGATGTCCTTCTCCATCTCTTGGACGACGCGAGCCTTTGCCACATAGTCCAGAAATACGCCGATGTCGCTGATTGCTTCAGGGTCAAATTGCTCTAAGAGAGGCAGGGGAAGGAAGCGATATATCTCCAGGAGCCCTGTTTCTATAGCGTTCTCCCTGACCCCCGCGACCTTCTCCCTTAGAGTTTCTTCAAATTTACCGCGTTAGTCAGGCCCAGGATGTCCGTGAGCTTGCCGCCGATCGCAATGGCCACGCCGGGATAGGTCTCGGCGTCGGCGGTGAGCCTGGCTTCATCCTCTTCCACCACGGCGTCCAGCATGAACCGTTTGCTGGCCTTGGATGCGCCGATCTGGGCCAGCGTTTTGACGTAGCGGTCATAGCTGGCCACGCTGGGCCGCTTGAAGCGGTAAACGAGCTCGACCTCGTTCTCGTCGTCCTCGGAGACCGTCATGCCGATGCGGTAGACCTTGCCGTACTTCGCCTTCAGCTCCTCGTCGCTGGCCAGCTTGGGCGCAGCGGAGGAAATGGGGTTATCTTTCATGTTTTCCATGGGGGTGTCCTCCATTTCTCAATTATTCTGGGAATAACGCTCAGGCGGGCTCCAGGCCGTCCGTGACGATGCCGCCGACGATCATCATGTCGATGTCCACGGTCAGGCCCTTGTCGCCCTGGGCGGCTTTGTGGCTTCGCTTGGTGAGCTTGACGATCTTCAGCTCGTCCATGTGGGTCTTCTCCCCCTCGTTGGCGTAGGAAACGACGATGGAGGGGATGGTCAGTTTGTAGAAGGGGATGCCCTGGGATTTACACCATTTCAGGAACTCCTCGTAGTCGTCCCGGAGCAAGGAGATTTTCCCGGAGGACTTATAGTTTCCGGTGCCATAGCCGCGAGGCCGGTGGCCGTATCCGTAGGATTCCTCCATCTCCATCTCGTCGTCGTAGCTGATCTCCTGCACAACGAGAGCCAGACCGGGGAACTTGACGTCGACGTCGCCCCAGTCGTAGGCTTTGCCGTTTACTTTGAGGCTCATAGTCTCTTATCCTCCCTTCTGTCACGCAGTGATCGGGGCGCGGCCCAGGTCGATCTCCACCTCGCGGATGTAGCCCCTGGAGAGGTAGCGGATTTTGACCCGCATGGTCTCGTCCTCCAGGAACGTCTCCTCGTGCCCCTCCTTAACGATGATCTCATAGGAGCTGATCTCCTTGTTCTTCACCATGCGGTCGAGAGGGGTGGCGATGAACTTCGCCCGGGCCTCCAGCTCGCCCTGGATGTCCGTCAGGTCAATGTCGTCATTCTTGAACAACAGAGCCTTCTTCCGGGTCTCCCGGACGATCTTGTTCCTGACGCGCACGTCCTCGGCGTAGCGGTAGTCGCTCCCGTCCGGGCACATCATCTTGGTGTGGTAGACGTAGAGGTCGTCCAGACCGTCGTACTCCCGGAAGGTCAGGTACCCAGCCACGTCCAGGAACTCGATGATGGTATTATCGTAGCCAGCCGGGATAAGCTCCAGGAGCTGCGTCTCCGGGAAGCCGTAGCCCGCCTCGGGCTGGGTCTTGCCGATGGAGACCTGGACGGGGGCCTTGGCGTAGCGGCCCGACACCAGCCCGGCGAGGTTGACATTCTGCGTGGTGCCGTCCAGCCGGACGAGCTTGCCCCAGGCCGCACAGACCTGGATGTCGGTGTTCTTGATCTTCTTCCGGTTCGCTTCCATCTGAAACGCCCAGTCGTGGAGGTCGCCGTCCACGTCCGCCTGGGGGAACGCCGCCTCCAGCAGAATAAAGGCAGGCTTGTGGTAGACGTTCATGAGCTCCTTCTGGGCTTCGCTCATAGCTTGCCAGAGGGGGAGGGTGCTCTCCCCAACAATGTGGATGAACTCAAACTCCTGCGTGAACTCCTTCAGCCTGTCTACTGCTGCCAGTACGTCGCCGTTGGTCATAGCCGGGGCCGTGGAGCTGAAGGTGAAGGTGTCACCCACCAGGAAGGAGCTGGGCTTCTGGTCGACCTCCGCTGCCTCGGCGAACTGGACGGT